ATGCCAAGGCTCTACAAGCAGAGACCCAGATCAGCATCCTTGAGCAGAAGATGGAGGAGTTCGCAGGAGCACCCCGACAGGCAGTCGGCCAGAGGACTCCGGGGGAGAAGACTGCGTTCGAGATCCAAGTTCTGGAGCAGAACTCCAGCAAGATGTTCCAAGAGAAGATCCAGCGGTTCGAGGTTAACGTCCTTGAGCCTCTCCTGAACATGATGCTGGAAACAGCCAGACGAAACATCGAGGCTGTGGACCTGATCAGCACGATGGATGACGACTTTGGTACCCAGAACTTTATCACGATCACTCGTGAGGATCTGAGTATCGAAGGGAAAATTGTTCCTATCGGAGCACGTCATTTCCTCCAGAGGAACCTTGCTATCCAGAACTATATCGGACTCAGGAACGCTATCGCAGCTGATCCCACAGTGATGGCTCATATCTCTGGTAAAGCAGAGGCACGAATGTTCGAGGATCTGCTTGGTCTAGAGAAATACGACCTTGTCAGAGAGAACGTCCGAGTGGAGGAGGCTATGGAGACAGCGAAGCTTCAGCAGGAGGGCATGGCTATGCTGCAGGAGCAGGCAGCTACTCCGGCTACGGATATGGAACGTGAGGTCCGGTATGGCTAAGAGGAAAAAGCCTGCTGGAGAGGTTGCACCGGGGAATATTAATCTCGGTAACAGACCTAGAGTACGCAACCAAGATGGCAGCATCAGCACAGTCAGAAGCAGGAGCATCGGAACTGAGAGAGGGGAAACTCTGATCCCTACCGTCTCGGATAAAGGACGAGTTTTGTCTGACCAAGGAGCTATTAACCAGTACCGCAGGACTGGTAGACATCTTGGGGTGTTTAACTCTGTCAAGACTGCTACGAACTACGCCCAGAACCTCCACAGAGAGCAGGAGAGGTTATACGCAAGTAAGTCCAGACGGGGCAAGAAATGACCAAGAAACGAGACTACAAGAAAGAGTACGAGACTTACCATGCATCCGAAGAACAGAAGACCAGACGCGCCCAGAGGAACAAGTCTCGTAGAGAGATGGAAGACAAAGGCAAGGTCCGTAAGGGAGATGGTAAAGACGTTGACCACAAGAACCGAAACACGGCACAAGGTGGAAGCAACCTACGGGTTAGATCGAGAAGCAGTAATCGCTCTCATGGTGGAAAAGTTGGTTCAAGAGCAGGCAAAGCCCGAGGAGGCAGAAACTAATGGCAAAGAAGCCGATTAAGTACGATCCGAAAGAAGTCAACAGACGGCCTCCTATGGTATCGGAGGCCGAGCAGAGAATCCATGACCGATCCTTACGTAGAACTCAAGGAAGCACACACGCGGGTGGAAGAGTCTCTGGCGCTAATGTTACACCGCCGAACGCTCGTAGATCTCTTAATCAAGGTCTCCGCAGAGATCGACAAGAGGTGCTACGAACCCGTAGAGCTGAACTGGCTGCTACCCAAACGAGGAATGCTGCCAAGAGTGCTGGAAGGAAAGCCCTTGGGAGACTGGCTACACGAGTGGCAGCTGGTCTAGCTGGTGGCGTTGCAGGGGCAGCCATGACGGTAGGAGAGCTTGCTGACAGCATGGTGTCTGCTCGCAGACAGAGCCAAAGCACGACTACTAAACGAGAAGCTGCATCCAGAAGCCGGAGGCGCGGTGGTTCGTCCCCGCGAGGTTAATGGATTCCAGATTCTGCAGAGACCAGAAGACTATCGACACCATGAACAGGTGTCTGGATGGGTTTATTCTGGTACGGAAGGAAATAGATAAACTGATCACTGAAGCGAGGACTAAGGTAGAAGATCCGAAAACCACGGATTACGAAATACGTAGTTATCTAGGACAGATCAGAGGACTGAAGAAAGCCCTAGACTTACTGCCGACTGAACCCAGTCCGGTTAAATTGAACTAAACGAGGTTTACATGTCTGACGTGTTTAATGGGGGAACTCCCCGAGTAGAAGATCTGGTAGGAGAAGGGAAGAAGTACGCCACTCCTGAAGTAGCTCTTGAGAGCCTCCCTCATAAGGAACTCTTGATTGACTCGCTTCAGAAGCAAGTGAAAGACCTGCACGAGGAACTCTCGAAGGCTAAAGCACTTGAGGAGGTACTGGAGAGTCTGAAGAAGCCTCAGGAAACACCGGCCACAAGCCGGCAAGAGCCGAGTGCTCCGGCAGAGTCGACCAAGGAGATGGAAGCACGACTGCAAGCAGCTCTGGAAGCAATGGTTTCCAAGAGTGTAGCAGAAGCAGTCCCGAAAGCAGCTTCTGAACAATCCGAACAACGGGTTCGTGCAGAGAACAGACAGGCTGTGAGTGCCGCTTTGCAGGCAGCGTTTGGGGACATAGCTCCTCAGGTGCTTGCTGAGAAAGCTAAGGAACTCGGAGTCACGGTGCAAGAACTAGGCGCTTTGTCTGAGAGATCCCCGAAGGCAGTACTTGCGTACTTTCAGGTTTCGGGATCTGCTGGGACTGGATCTGTGAATACTCAGGCTACTAGCGGAGGCGGTGCTCCGAAGGAAGGGACTTATGCTTGGTGGAATCAGATGCGTAAAACTGATCCTGCCAAGTACCATGATCCCAAGACGCAGACGAAATTGTTTGCAGACAGGAAACGGCTTGGCGAAGCATTTTATTCTTAACTGACGGAGGTAACTGATGGCTCAGAATACAACCAACAGCGACCTTTTGATTCGTTCTGAACTGTACACGCTGCAACTCAAGGACATCCTTGAGGACGCGCTGGAAGCTCAGAAATGGGTCGATTGGCTCACTGATTTCCCTGACGGTACGACTCTCACGATGCCCAGCATTGGCGAGGCTACCACTTTCGACTACTCGGAAGGCGACACGATTCGCTACTCGAACCTTGATACTGGTGAGTTCCAGTTCATCATCAACGAGTACGTGGGTTCCGCTCACTCGATCACTCGCAAGCTCCTGCAAGACTCGTACTGGGGTCCGCAGGTTCAAGCAGCGTTCGTTCCGAAGGAGTCGCGTGCGATCATGAAGCGGCTGGAAGAGAGTATCTTCCGCTCTCCGGGTCCGAACGCTACCCAAGGTGGACAGACAGCATCTTCTGGTAACACGATTAACTCGTTCGACCATCGCTATGCTGGAACTGGTTCGTCTAACATCATCAGTGTTAACGACTTCGCGTATGCGAAGCTTGCACTGCGCAAGGCTAACGTTCCCACCACGAACCTCGTGGCGTTCGTTGACCCGGTGTCGGCTTACCACCTTGAGACGACCTCGAACATCGTGAACATCTCGAATAACCCGATGTGGGAAGGGATTGTCACGAGTGGTCTCTCGGATGGCCGTCGATTCATCCGTAACGTGTTCGGCTTTGACGTGTACGAGAGTAACTTCCTCGACGTGCTCACGACAGCTGAGTCGATTAACACGACTGACCATGCTTCGCAGACTGCGAGCATTGGTTTTGTGCAGAACCTGATGTTCTCGGCTACTCCCGGCCTGCTTCCGGTGATTGGCGCATGGCGTCAAATGCCGATTGTGGACGGGGAATTCAACAAAGACCTTCAGCAGGAAGAGTACGTGACTACCTGCCGCTGGGGTCTGAAGCTGAAGTGGCCGGAAAACATGGTCTGCGTCCTCACGAAGTCCACGATCTAAGGAGGTACCATGCCTAAATACACAAACAGCGATAACTTGGTGGTACAAGTCGGGCGTGTTGGTACATTCCAGCATAACGTCGTGTACCAGAATGTCAAGAATCAGGGTCCGTACGACTATCTGGTTATTGACTGGCGTTTTAACAGCCTTCCGGGATTCGATCAGGACGCAGGCGGAGGTAACACCCCTGACTCGTTCAGTGAAGCAATCCCGTATATCCCGAAGGGCTCGATTGTCGTGGATGTTCACACGGTGATTACACAGGCGTTTGCTGGTGGAACTAGCTACGTGATGGGTACATACCAGAAGAACGGCACCGTGATCGACGCAGACGGTTTCTATAACGCAACTGAGTTAGCACTGGCTAACATGGATGCGGTCGGAGACTACCTTCGTCCGAACGGCGTAGACGTGCTGAGAAGCACGGGCACGTTCGATGATTTTGCTGTGAGTGCTACTCAGGACGCATACGTTCTGGTCACAGCAACTGGAACTTTCACGGCCGGCCGAGCACGTACTGTGGTCCAGTACATGCCTCCGGGTCCGGGACTCTAAGCTAGTAATCTAGCGCCCTCCCCTTCGGGGGAGGGTTGCTTTTGGAGTAAGGAGCACATGAAGCTAACTCTGCTTGATATGGTACAGCGTGTCCTTGAGAGCATTGGCTCTGACTCCGTGAACAGCATTGGAGACACGGAAGAATCAACTGAAGCAGCGTATATCATCCGGGATGTTTATCTTGAGATGCTCAGTACGCGAGACTGGCCTCACCTGAAAAAGACCAGCACTCTGACGAGTCTTGGCAGCACAAGCAAGCCCACACATTTCGATATCCCTGAGGACACTCAGGAGATCATTCCCGATACCCTGAAGTATAACGTCTCCGAGACGGTTACACCTGAGTGGAAGGCCCTCCGGTACCTCACACCTGAGCAGTTTCTGGATCTCAGTGCAGGCAGAGCTGGGGACAGTAATACCCAGACTGTACAAGATAACGTGCCGTTGTATATCTACGATAACGTAGCACCTACGTACTGGACCACGTTTAACCAGACTCAGGTTATCCTTGACTCATACGACTCAGACGTGGAGAACACCACTCAGACGAGCAAGACACAGTGTATCCTCCTGTTCGTCCCTGACTTTGATATTCAGGACGACTTTATTCCGAACCTCCCTGACCGATGGTTCACGAACCTGCTTGCAGAGAGCAAGTCGGTAGCAGCTGTCCAGATCGCTCAGGAGGCTAACCCGAAAGCTGAGCAGCAGTCCCGCAGGACACGAGCATACAGCTCCAGAGCCTCTGGGGTTTACCAGTTCACGAACAGACCTGACTACGGGAGGTAACTGAGTAACATGAAGACGGTATTTATTGTTTTGGCACTGCTTTGCTCTGGCTGTGTAACCACTGAGTTCACACGAGGAGACATGGTGGTGAAGCGTACTGCGTTCTGGAGTGACTTCGACGTTGAAGCAACAGCGAATTCTGATGGCTCCTTGAGCATCAAGGAAACACAGAGTAACGACGCATCTGCGATTATGGATCTACTTACGAGATAAGACTGACATGTTCCGACAAGAGTATTACAAGTACTACACTGTGGTTGACCAAGGGGACCACAGTATCCGAGTCAAGCTTAACAAGGGCGGTAAAGAATACGTGTTCGTCCAGAACCCCGGACTGAACAAGTGGGAGATTCGTCTTGGTCAGGCAGGTAACCTTCCTGACGCACTCAGAACCCTGTTCACCAGTCTGGATGTAGCAGCACGAGCTTTGTTCATGTACTGCTGCAGACTGGAGGAAGGGGACCAGAAGATCCAAGAGAGCCTGAAAGCCAAAGCCAAGGAAAAGGAGGTAACCAGTGCCAGTGCATAACACCCTTTCCGGGTCTGAGGTTCATCAGGACAGACTGATCAGCACCGCTGTTCCCGGTGATGCTGGCAAGGTTACCACTCCTAGTGCAGTAGCAGGGGTAGGGGAACTGAGGAAGCTTCTGGAAACCGAGATCAGTCAGGTCACTGACGTGATCAGTGTTCTGTTCTCTGACGTGACCACTGCTGGTTCTCTGTATTTCGCTGCTCCGTATAACGGTGTGATCACGAAACTGCAGTCAGTTATTAATGGTGCAATTGCAACAGCAGACGAGAAAATCAGACTCAGACTTAACGGTATTGCAGTCACTGACTCGGAGATCACTATTACGAACGCAGGATCTGCAGCAGGGGACGTGGACACTGCTTCTCCTACCTCAGGTAACAGTGTGACTGCAGGGCAGGCTGTGCAGGTCCAGACGGATGGAGCAAGCTCTGGTGGTTCCAGCTGTATCGTCACTGTGTTCATCCGTAGAAGCTGATGGCTAGAGCTAAGCAACACTCTCTCCAGATCGACTTCAGTAAAGGCAAGATCACTGAAGTCACGAACCTTGGGTTTCCCGAGGGAGCTGTCCGAGTCTGTGAGAACTTCGAGCTTAGGATCGACAAGTCTGTTCGTAGACGCCTTGGTATCGACTACGAGTCTGGGTACTCCCTGCACAACGTAGGGAGTATCAGCAACAAGGCTATCAGTTACTACGAATGGAAGTCTGTTGATAACCAAGCAGCTCAGGACTTCGGAGTGATCCAAGTAGGATCAGTTCTCTGGATGTTCGATCTCACGGAGTCGGTTGTCTCTGACGGGTATCTCGGTACTGTGAATCTTTCCAGTTACAAGGTCAATGCAGGAGATAACTACGAGTACAGTTTCAGCTCTGGCCGTGGTGCCCTGTTCGTGGTAGGTTCTAACATTGACCCTGTACGAATCACTTACGTAGATGCAGCATTCTCCGTGGAGAGAATCCTGATTCAGATTCGAGACTTCGAGGGGTTGGATGATGGACTGGACCCCGATGAAAGGCCGAGCGCCGATATTCCTACGCATAGATATAACCTCCAGAACCAAGGGTGGCCGACCAGCTTCGAGTGCAGCACAGAAGCTCGTGCTCCTAGTGTGCCGAACCCTGAGCGGGTCTCTGTACAGAATCCGATTAACCTGACGAAGACCAAGCTGGGGGTGTATCCCAGTAACGCTGATATCATCCACATCGCGAGAAGGACTTTCAGTAACGGTACTAACCCTTACGAGCCTTTCAAGCTTCAGGAGTTTAACCTAGGTAATACCCGTGCTCCTAGGGGCAGGTATATCTTGGATGCTTTTAGCAAGGACTATAGTGGTGTAAGTGGTATAACAGGATTGGTACCAGTAGTAACGACTTCCCGCCCGAGTACAACGGCCTTCTTCGCTGGACGAGCTTTTTATGGTGGTTCTGAAGGTACGGAAGAAGCTACGGCCGTCTATTTTTCCCAAGTGCTGGAATCCTTGGAACGTGCAGGGTTCTGCTACCAAGATCAAGACCCCACTGCAGAGGTTACGAACAGTGTCCTCGACACTGATGGTGGAGTTATTCGTATCCCTGACGCTGGGAATATAATCCGGCTGACTCCGTACAAACAGGGTATACTCGTATTCGCTAAAAACGGGATTTGGTATATATCCGGTTCTAGCGATCTGGGCTTCACGCCAACGACGTTCACTGTGAACTTCATCACGAGTGCTGGTGCGCTGGGCAGCAAGAGCATCATCGAGACCGACGACGGGTACCTGTACTGGAGTGCTCAGGGTATCTACGCTCTCAGCTTCACTGACGGGGTTCAGGTTCGTAACGTCTCTCTCACGACGATACAGTCTGACTACCTTGCGATACCAAGTGCCAGCAAGGCGTCTGCAGTGGGAGTATACGACCGGAATCAACAGCGTGTCCTCTGGATGTATCAGCAGGATTCAGAAATCACTGGCACGTACAATTGTAACAAGATTCTCTGGCTCGACATGACTCTCACGGCGTTCTACGACTACGTGATCTCAGAGTCTAGCACGTCTCCGTTCATGGTAGGAGCACTCCCGAAGAGTGCCCTGAGCAGGGAGAGTGTATCAGAAACAGTCACGGACTCTGGTGGGTTCCCAGTCACAGATAGCACTCCTGCAGACGTAACACTCAGCATGTCCAGCTCCGGTAGTAACACACTCGGGCTGAAGTATATCACATTCGTAGCTAACGGAGCTGATCATGACCTCACTTTCAGCGAGTTCTGGAACGATGAATTCCTTGATTGGTACACATCAGATAACACAGGACTTGATGCGCCTGCTGAAATTGAACCCGGATGGTACACCCTCTCTGATGTCTCCAGAGACAAGCAAATACAATTCCTTGTCATACACTTCCAGCGAACAGAACAGAACTGGATCGCCGTTGGTGACGACTACACGTTTGACAATCCCAGCTCGGCTCTCTGCCGAGTCAAGTTTGATTTTACTGGCACTGCAACAGGTAATCGGTGGACTTCGGAGTTCCAAGGTTACCGCTTGAAGAACTTCACGGCACCCAGTGGTGTGGGTGTTTTCGACTACAGCCACGACGTGGTTAGTTTTAAACAGAGAGTACGAGGACATGGGCGAGGTTGTGCAGTTAACGTCAGAACTGAGGCCGGAAAGGATCTTAGATTCCTGGGCTACGACATTGAGTTCACTGGACGGACTAGAGTATGAGAGGACAGTTCTAGTTAACGATGACCTCTGCTTTATTGAGCTAGAGACTCTACAGGGTGTAACCAGTATACACCTAGTACCCAAGAGATTCGGTCCTCAAGCAGTGAGAGAGATCAGAGAGATCTTTGACTTGATCAGAGATAACCTAAGACAGGATATCCCTGAGATCTATAACATGATTGATCCTAGTAGCAAGCTGGATAAACTACACAAGATGTTTGGCTTTACTAGAGTAGGTACTTGGAAGAATCTAGATGTTTACCACATCTACTGCTAATTTTATACTGCTTCTCAGGGGAGCACCGGGAGCAGGTAAGACTACCTTAGCAGAGAAACTAGAAACTCTAGGGCTAGTAGCAGCTTCTCCTGACGAGTACATGTTTGCTGATGGAGGAAGTTTTGATCCGAAAAGGTTTCCTCAGTGTGCTAGTAGAACTAGGGCTAAAGTAAGACAAGCTTTAATGGAAGGTAAGTCTGTAGTAGTACATCAGACTTTAACCAGAGAGTTCGAGATTACTCCTTACATGGAGATAGCAGAAGAGTTTCAAGTACCAGTGTTCAGTGTAATAGTAGAGAACAGGCACGACAGTAAACATCCTAGAGGAATGTCTAAACCTGAAATACAAAAATACAAGGACAGGTTCAGTGTTAAATTGTAGGAGGAGATAATGGCTAAATACCTAGATGAGATCGCACTGGCTGTGGGGGTAGTGGCTACAGGTGGAGCAGCTCTGGCTGCGTTTGCTCCTGCTGCGTTCGGAGGACTAGGTGCCAGTATCGGAGCTGCCACAGGCATTGGTGCAGGCGCTGGAGCAGGTGCTGGAGCCACTGCTGCTGGCGCAGCGGGCACTGGGATTGGTACCGCAGCTGGATCAGCAGGACTGGCAGCAGAGAGTGCTGCCCTTGCAGGTGGAGCCACGGCAACTGAGGCAGCTGCTGCAGGCAGTGCTGCTGCTGGTTCCACGGTGGCAGGTTCTGCAGGTGGCGCAGCTGGCGCAGTTGCTGCTGATACTGGCGCAGCTGCAGGACTGTTTGGCACGGGTATCTCTGGCTCTCAGGCTATCCAAGGTGCAGGAGCTGTAGCTGCTATCGGTGGCGGGTACCAACAGAACGTTGCTAACAAGGATGTTGTCAGAGCACAACAACGTCAGAACATGTTCGCAGGCAGACTCCGTGATCTCCAGACTCGCAGAGAGGTTCTCTCCCAGATTAACTCTGGTCGAGTAGCTCAGGCTCAGGTAGCTAATAACGCTGCCCAGACTGGTGGCACTGGCAGCTCAGGGGCTGCAGGGAGTATCGCCTCTGTTGGCTCTCAGGTTGGAGCTAATATCAGCTTCCTAGACCAAGGGCGTCAGCTTCAGAGTGATATCTTCGGTCAGGCCCAGAGAGCACAGACCAGCTCTGAGCGTGCAGGGATGGCAGGGTCAGTGGCTAAAGTAGGAGCTTACTTTGGTCAGGGTGTTTTCACAGATCTGTTCAGCTGAGAGGGTACATGCCGCTTCCTAAGCCTCTGAATATTACTTTGCCGGGAGTTCTTCCCGCAAGTACTCCTGTGCTCGGCGCTAATGCAGCTAGAGATCTGGCTACAGCTAATAACATTCAGGATTTCCTGTACTCAGGTAATCCTAGCGAGATCTACCAAGCATGGAATAATGATCGCAGGGAGGCAATGAGAGATCCTGCGGGATTCCTTGCACGTCACGCCAGAATCGCACAAGAAGAGGATTACAAAGCAGCAGACGCTGTAATAGCTAGAATGAAACCAGCAGAGCTGGCAGCTGTAGGTCCGAGTATTCGGGATGCTTACGCTGATATCAATGCCAGATCACGAGGTGCTCTGGCTGGATTCAGAGAGATTGCCATCAAGGCAGGGCTTACTAGCCCTGAGTATTCCCTTGACCAGCAGAATGAAGCTGCTGTTCGTCTGATGGGACAGATTCAGGCTGCAGATCTATGGGAGAAAACTTCTGCTGGTGATGTAGCTCTGGACGTTGCGGCCCTTCTGGTGACTGCAGATCCGAACGCAAGCTTTTTTGGTCTGATTGATCCTGAGCGTCCAGCCAGTTTTGATACTGCTCTCGTGCAAAGGATTCGTAGACTACCTGCCCATCAGCAGCTGGCAGCTATTGCTGCTTGGCAGGACACCCTGATCGATGTGCATGGAAACTTCCTTGACCTCAGTATCCAAGGTATAGCTGGTGACCTGATCAGTGGTACTGGTTCTACTGCTTCCAGAGAAGCCAAGACGAATATCCTGCACGTCCTTGGAAACATGAGCAGCTTTTTTGATGGGGTAGAACCGGACACCAGCAAGATCATTGGGTACGCAATTAACGCAGCTATCGGACTTGATGCTATCCGTGGTATCCGTGCTGTAGTGCGTCTGAGTGGACTCGGAGGAAGATTCGGAGCAGGAGTCAAGGACTCTGCAAGACGAGCAGTTTCTCGTGCTGGCAGGGTACGTACGAACCTCACGCCTGCTCCAGCGGCTGAGGCCCCCAGAGGGCCAGCAGGGAATGCCCCTAGGACGCAGCCCTTGCAGGAGGCATCCACAGATGCCTCTAGAACCGCGCAGGAGGCTCAGGAAGGGGCCTCTGCACAGGGGGGCGCTACTACCCTACCGGGTACTGAAACAGGGGCTGCTACAGAGGCTCCTAGAGATCCGGCTGCGGCTGTAGCTGCAGGGGAGAACCCTGAGTTTCAGCTGGACGTGGAACCCGGTCCGTTCACCAAGGATGACTACAGGAACTTCGGGACTGGGGGAGACGTACGTCAGGCTGCCAGAGACAGAGCAGCAGCTGCCACAGGAGAGGTGCAAGAGGGAGCTAGGATTACCCGTAGAGGACTTCAGCAGGCCGCGATTCGAGAGCAGGAGAACGCTCTGGCTAACGCCAGCAGAGACGCTAGGACTCCCAGAGTAGGGGAGCCTGTGATCTCCCCAGAGCCTCGTCAGATGGAGTTGCCTCTGGCAAGACCGGGAACAAGGGTAGAGCCTACGATATCTCCAAGAGATCCTAATACTCCTGTGGTGAATTACAGGAACATGCAGGATATCCTCGATGAGCCAGTAGTGTCCGGCCCCGTGACTGGACCACTCAGGGATCGTGCAGGAGAGCCGTTTATCTCCGAAGTAACTGCTCCGAGCGTAGCTCCTGATGGCAACGAGATCATCACTGGACAACTCGGTGCTCTTACTCTCAGAGTCCCTGCAGTAGCAGAGGCTACTGGTACGAATCTCGGGCAGGTAGTAGCTCACCTGATCCCCGGTGGGGAGGAGCTTTACCCTGTTGCTCCCAGAGTGGGGGAAGTGATCACGGATTCTCTGGCTTCAGCAGGTAACGCCAAGCTGGTGTCTTTGAAAGAAGCTCTGTTTGCTTCTCTACGAGATGCGTATTCAGGAGAACAAGGCACTCTTGCTACCAGCAAGGAGATCAAAAGAGCACTGGGACGTAGTACACTAGAGCTTCGTCGCAAGATCAAACGCGAGATCCAAGCGGTAATCAAGCGTGATGCAGAAGTGTCCGTGAGAAGAACATCCCTGAGACAGATCGGGGATCACACGTATGAAGTTAAATACAAGATCACTGATAACAGTGATGCAGTTTCTGCGAAAGAAGCAAGAGTAATCGGAGAGAGGACTAAAATTGTCGTTATCGGAGCGGATGACATTCGTGAAGCTGGTGATCTACCCGATTCAGTGCTTCGCACTTCTCTCGGTGTGGCTTCTCCTAAGTATCAGTTCATGTTTAATCCTGGTAGGACTGTTGATTTCCTCGTAGAGAACGCGGAGATCATGCTCCATCAGAAAGACAAGTACAAGAGGATCTTTGATTCTGCAATCAGAGAGGTTTTTTCTGGGCTTACAAAAGGAGAAACCAGAAAAGTTAAGACAGCTATTGCCAGATCCGTACAGCTGGGGGATGGGAAATACATCCGAGCTAGTGTTCCAGATCTCGTTAGCGGGCAGTTCAGACTGGATAACGGACAGGCACTGGTGCTTTCACAGAAAGAGGCACAGGCTTACCAGAAGTTTCTTGACCTCACTGAGGTGAACGCATACGTCCTGAACGCCATGAGAACAGGAGAGCTGCGTTCAAAGGGAGTCAAGACGTTCGTACACCCTGAGCATGGGGACATGTACGCAAGAGAGATCGGGGATAACTTTATCTACTCGGTAGATTCAGGCGATCCTCTCAGGCACCCTGCTATCTTGAACCTAGCTGGAGCAGCTAGAAAAGATGGCAAAGTGAAAGCTGTCTGGTCTTGGAGTGAGTTCAAGGATAACTTCTACGATCCTAAAGGGGTTGCACATTCTCCTTACGTAGCGGTGAAACTTGAGTATGGCCTGATGACTTCAGCCAACGACAAGTACACTCTAGCTCTTGTGAACTCTTCCGATATGAAAGAGATCCCTGAGGGTGTGCCGTGGCAGGCAAACACATGGATTCCTGATGTAGGTCTTGGTACCCACCACGTAGTGGTTCGTGAGACATTCGGGAACATCAACGGACTAGAGGATACAGTGAATCCTATCAAGTCCAGAGTGATTGCCAGAGCTGGCTCTGTTGAAGAAGCGCAGCTGTTTGCTGATTCAGTCACCAGATTCGGAAACGAACGAGTTACGGTAAGACCGGATAACGTCTCTAGATGGAGAGGAGACGTAGACTACGCTCCTGTTTCTGTGATTGATGACGAGATCGTAGCTGTCCAGAATCTGGACATCGTACAACAGATGGACCCTGTGTCTGCTGTCTCTCGTTCGTTAAGCTTGATTGCGGATAATATTCCCATGCAAGCTTTCCGTAGACTGCAGAAAGAACGCTGGGCTACTGCAGCCAAGAGAGCAAAAGTAGTTGCCTCTGGCGAGTACTTCGATGATATCAGAATCAGGGGAGACGCAGGAGATCTGGGAACTCAATTCGAGAGGGTGCGTGAATACACCAGACGGGTGATTGGTGCTAGAACTGATCAGGAGAATCTGTGGCACAAGGCTTTCAGCACTATGGCTGCCAAGCTGATCAACGTGGCTCCTGATGTCGTACCTAGGACTCTGTTCTCTCTTGCAGATAAAGATCCCATCGGCTGGGTTCAGACTGTGACGATGCATACACAGCTTGGGTTCTTTAACCCTGCACAGCTGTTCACACAGTCCAGTAACGCTCTGGCTGCAGGCTCTCTGCTGCCCAAGCATGCTATTCCTGCCGTTCCTCTTGCCTCTCTACTGAGTACTCAGAGTTTTGCTGGAGTAATGGCAGATGCTGTCACTATAGCCGAGAGACAGGAATACGTTGCTAGACTGGCAATGAAGATGAACATGTTTAACTCTCTTCGAGAGTCTCGTCTGTTCTTTCAGAAATTCAGAAACACAGGTCTACTGGATAACCTAGTTAACACAGGAGACCTGTCTGAAGTAGCAGACGCTTCTTCCTTGCATGCACTGCAGGATCTGAAGCAGGCGAGCTTGTTCTTCTATAACGGAGGAGTCCGGGTAGAGAGAACGTATGCGTACGCTCTTGCGTTCATGAACTACAGGGACACTCTGATTGCTCGTGGTGACACCAGAGCCATGACAGACTGGACTAGTGCTGACTGGAACCAGATTTTTGCTGACCAGCAGAATCTGACCCTGAACATGACCAGTGTGAACAGAGCAGGATTCCAAGAGAATACTCTTACTCGACTGCCTACACAGTTCTGGCAAGTACAAGGCAAGTTTCTTGAGGCAGCGTTCACTGGCAGCAGAATGGTGACAGGAGAATCTGATAAAGCCTTTGCAGGCTCTAGACGAGTAGCCAAGCTCATGAGCATGCAGAGCTTGATGTATGGAGCAGCTGGTATCGGAGTACCTGCTCTCTCATACTCCTTGTATGAAGGTATGTACGGGTCTTCTGCAGAAGAAGATGCGAAGACCGATCCTGTTACTGTGGAGCAAAGAATGGTTGCCCTCCGTGGAGGCATGGCAAGCTACTCTCTGTATGCCCTTACAGGAGGAACAGAGTTCTCTGTTGCTAACAGGATGAGTATCCTTAACGGAGTAGCTGAGACTCTGGATGGAGTGTTCACTGGTGACAAGCCTTTGAACGAGTTCATGCTGGGAGCTAGCAAGACTTGGCTGCAGGACGTGTTCTCTGGAGACTTCCTGTATCCAGCTCAGATGCTGGTAACTGATCCGTCAGACGATAACCTGTCTAACTTCCGTACTGGACTGGATGTACTGGATAGTATCAGTACAGTGAACTCGGCCAAGACGGCTCTGGATATGTACTACGACCATGCGTACCGAACCAGATCAGGGAACACTGTTATCACTGATGAGTATAGTACCGCAGAGATTGCGGTAACTGGTATCGGATTCAGAATGCAGAGTGCTCTGGATCTTCCCAGAGTGAGCATGGACAAGCGGGAGATCGAGCAGGATCTTACTAACCGTGCGAAAAGAATCGCGGCCATCCTGAACACTATGGCACAAGATCCTAAGTACAGGGAGGGAAAAGCTCCCCTGCTGTTTCAGGCAAGGGTGAATGAAATCATGGGAGGACTTCCTCCTGAAATGCAGAAACAAGTCTCTGTGAAAGTAACTGGTCTGCTTATGGAGCAGGGCTCTCAGTACAGAGAGTTTGTTCTGGATCAGATTAATCCTGATCTGTATAATACGACAGCGTTCAGAAACATGAGAATCAAGGCAGCAGCCGACAGAGCAAGAGCAGAAGGAGCTACAGATGCCCAGCCCTAGAATCCAAGAACCCGGTATCCCTGCAGATGGCAGAAGTGTAGTACAGGACAGGACGACTGCTGATGTATTCGAGCAGCTTACTCCTATGGTGCTGGAAGCAGGGACTAGTATCGTAACTAAAGAATACGATGAACAAGCACAGGCGGCTATCTCCCAGACACTACAAGAAACCCAGCAGCAGCTGGCTCAGTTGCAGGAACCCGTACAAGCTGAAGTAAACGGAGTTGTGTCAGAGTACGACAGGAAAGTATCGAACATCAATAACGCTGTTGCCCAAGGTGCTATTGGGTCAAGCACAGCAAAGATGCGTCTTGACAGTCTTACCAGAGAGTACGCTAGACGCTTTCCCGGTTTTGCTTCTGAGTTCACCAGCAGGAACACTGACCTTACTACTCAAGCTGCTAGCCTGTTCGAGCAGGATGCAGCTATGGCTGCACAAAAAGTACAAGCTGCTGAAGTGCAGCGAGTACGTAACATGGTTATCGATGCTAACCGTGATCCTAATAACCCGAACGACGTAGCTATTGTCCGTTTGTTCGGTGCTAGGGCTGCAGCAGCACAAGCTAGAAAGATCGAGGCTGAACTTCGGGCAGCTGATGATGAAGAGAGAGCAGCAGCTAATGCTGGTGTAGTGCAGGTAGAGATCACGGGAAGACTTGGAGCACTGGTGTCTGGGATACAAGCCAGAATGGCTGGAATCGCGAGTAATCCAACTGCACCGGGAGCCAACGAGGCTTACCTTGCCAGCAAAGCTGAACTGACTAACGCTATCAGTCAGGCACGCTTGCAGGTCATCGGTAACCTTCCTGCTAACTCAGAAGAATCAAAAGCTTTGCTGGCTGTGATCGAGAGCTTTGAAAGCACTCTAGAAACAGCGAGTGATGCTAACAAATTGCTTGCTTGGAGCAATGCCGCTAACAACAACTTTGAATCCTCTCTGAAGCATAACTTCCTTGCCAGACTCCCGCCTTCAGTTGCGGGAGCTATTGCTTCAGGACAAGATATCTCACGAGTCGGAGAGTCCTACCAGCGACTGCTGCTGGATACCACAGCGGAAGCAACTATGGGATCAATCCCGTACAGAGCTATTCGGAGATCTCTTGAAGCTCAGCTGGGTGTAATCAGAGCTTCTGATCAAGTACGAGGAGCAGCGGTACAGGGTGCAATCGAGGATGCCCTTGATCCGAATAAACCCACTACTGTGAATTCAGCTGCCGCAGCTGAGGTAATGCTGCGCATGTTCACTGAAGACAGCACAACGGAAGACATGGATGAGAAAACTACGAACCTTCTGTACCGTAGGCTAATGGGCTTGCCTCCGGGCAAAAGGATTTCCTTGGGAGGTATTGCTACAAGGATTCAAAACGAACAGAACCAAAGAGGAACAAACACCGTGTTCACCAGCATACGTAACACACCTGAGCTGGAAGCTCAGCTACGTTTTGCTATTGGAAGGTTCAAGCAGGACATAAGCAGATATGAAAACGTTCGTCTGCGCCACCATGCTGATGAACAAGGGTGGGATCTCTTGGGAGAAAAAGATGGCAGGACCGTGATCCTGCAGACTAGCAAGCCGTTTTTTGTTCCTTCTGAAGATCCTTCAGTAGGCTCTAACGAGATCAGCTTCCCTCTCTCAGGAGAGATTCGTGACACCATGAACGGAATACAAGTCTTGTATGCTAATGGCCTCCTTACTCAGGATATGAAGGCCCTTCTGGATGAGTTGAATTCCCCAGCAAAGCCTGCCAATCAGTCGTCCCAGTAAGTCCTGCTTGCTGGTAGTCAGTGACCCGCCTCTCGAAGAAGTTCGCGAAGCGGGGAGCTGACGTTACCCAAGACACGAACTCAAGGCTGGCAGGGAGTGCCACACCGAAGTTCTCCTTGAGTCCCATCTGCACCAGTCTACGGTCAGTCAGGTACTGGATATACTGGATCAGATCCTCCTTGGGTAAGCCGGGAGGCTGCCAGATACTGTACGCCTGATGGATAAAAGCTTCCTCCAGAGCAGCACACTCTCTAGCCATGCTGTAGATCCTGCGCTTCAGGGCATCAGAGACACACCCAGTCTCCTCACAGTGAGCACGGAACAGGTCAGCGTTAGCTTGAACATGCAGGGTCTCGTCTCGGATACTCCACTCTACCACCTCACACATGCCCAGCATCTTGCCGTGCTGCTTGAAGTACAACAGCATAGCGAAGCTACCGAACAGGCACACACCCTCAGAGAAGATCTGGTTAGCCAGAGCTGTAGCCATCCCGGTAGCAGTATTGTTCTTGGCTACGTGAGGAGCGATGAACTCGAACTTCTGCTTCATCTCCTTGAAGTCCATGAACTCATGCCATGTGCTCTCAGGGAAACCGAGAGACTCAGGGATCAGGGCGTAAGCTCTCTGGTGTACTGACTCCCGGTTAGCGAAGCTGGTGAGCATGTTACTCACCTCGTTGTTCTGGAAGTACGGGATCAACAGGTGCTTGTACGCCTCACCTACAGCCACGTCACTCTGGGTGAACAGTCGCAGGACGTTCGTTATGAACTGCTTCTCCTGTTCAGTGATCTTCCCATCGTTCCACTGCTGGATATCCTGCTGCAGGTTCACCTCTTTCTCGTGCCAGTGCAGGTCGATCTCGTGGGTCTGGTTATACTCCACAGCCCACGGGTACTGGAAAGGTCTGTACGTCAGTGACGGATCATGCAGCATTACTCTCTCCTTCAGGGAAGTTACTTATCTCATTCACTACCGTCCTTCCGTTGTAAAGGTACAACACAGGAGGAAGCTTGTTAAAGAAGTTTCTTGTCTGCTTACCCCAAGGGGTAGCACCGTCAACAGCAAGAACAGCGATCCTGCTGAGGTAGTTCTCATTTTCTTGGTGAACCAGTTTTACACTTGTCCTCCAGCACAACCGTAGTGTAGGGATAACTCTGGGCTTGCCTCGTATGTTTTTGATTGGTTCAACTAACACACAAGGAGTGTTACCCAGATCCAGCTTGAACACAGGGATCTCCCCTTCAGGGATAACCAGAACAAGTCCGGGAGTGGACTTGATGATCTCGTGCAGTGCTGTCTTCAGTGCTTTAAGCTGGTACAGCTTGGGCTTGCCTAACACCATCAGGACTTGTCTGTCCTGCAAAGGAGGAAGATTAATTTCAGCTGGATCGCTCATTCGCTATACTCCACGCCTTGCTCGAAGCATTCATCGATATAGATATTCAGGATCTTCTGGAACATCAGGAGATCACTCAGCTCCATGTCTGAGTGAAAGCACATGATATGCGATTCATTCTCACACAGGACAAAGTACTTGTCAAGCTGCTTGAACGCTGAGTTCATCTCGTCCAGATGGTTTACCTTCTGTCCACCCTTGAAGCTGATCACCTTACCCATGAACAGAACCTCCGATCATGCTGTTCTTCGTCTCAAGGATCTTGCAGATCTGCTTCAGCTGGTCCACTGTGAGCATCTCTTCCACGCTAGTACAGTCCAGCTCCCACTGGTTGCTCACTGGGTTCCACACCGTGTCTCCGATATGATCGTTACGGCTCCAGATCTCCTGACGGTTACTGGTTTCAGTTGACCTAAGTTTCATCATCTATCCCTCCATCAAGAATCCAGATCAGTACACCAAAGAACACTACACCCAGAAACACTAGAATTAGTTCTTGCATTATCCCTCACTAGCCTTCGCAGGCAATACAGTCTTGGAGAGGATTCCTGATGATCTTCAGGTCAATGCTCTCAGACTTCTTGCCATCAGTTCTAAGGTAATACAGAGTCTTCACCGGAGACATAGCTGCTTTCAGGTGAACACTCTGCACGTAGTTCACGTCTGCTGCTGCAGGGAAGAACAGGTTCAGGCTCTGTGCCTGACACACGTACTCCTGTCTGTCTGCAGCATGCTGGACAACCCAGTGTTGATCGATCTCGTTAGCCGTCTTGTACACCAGCTTATCCCACTCAGGGATATCCAGATGCTGTACTGATCCCTCGTTCTGCATGATGCTCTTCCACACCTCAGGTGTGTTCATGCCGAGTGAACCAAGCGTAGCTTCCAAGTATGAGTTCTTCTTGAAGATACTACCGATTCTGGTCGTGTGTTCAAAGCAATTAGCTTTCCAAGGTTCGATACTTGGGGATGTATCGAGAAGGATACTGTTATTAGAATTAGGAGCAATAGCCAACAGGTGAGCATTTCTCTGGCCTGTTCCAGCAAGCCCCTCTGGCTCTCCTCGTACCTTAGCAAGGTTACACGAATGCTCGTACGCACGCAACTTGATCTCTCTGAAGATTCTCTTGTTCAAGGAGACTGCCTGAGCAGACTCGAAAGGAATACCTCTACGTTGGAGTAGACTGTGGAAGCCCATTGCACCAATGCCAATGCTGCGTTCATACTGTGCAGAACGCACAGCATTACGAACAGACTCAGGCGCTCTAGCAATAAAGTACTCCAAGACATTATCCAGCATTTCAGTGACATCTTCCACGATCCTCGTGTGTTCCCACTCACCGTAGTACTCAAGGTTCAGTGAGGAGAGGCAGCACACTGCTGTGTAATCAGGTCCAGTAGGCAGGACGATCTCTGCACACAGGTTACTACCACGTACACGGTAGCCTTTCTGGTGCAGGGCAGGGTTCAGTGCAGCGTTACTCTTGTCGATCCAGTGCAGGTACGGCTCACCTGTCTGGTACCGAGTCTTGATCAGGAGACTCCAGAGTTCTCTGGCATCCACGTACTTCGTAACTATACCTGAGTGAGGATCTACCAGAGGGAACTCTGTACCCTGAACCACTGCATCCATGAACCTCTGGGAGATATTCACACCGTGGTGCAGGTTCAGGTTCACTCTGTTCGAGTCCCCCTTGGGGGTTCTCATGGTGATGAACTCTAGAATCTCTGGATGTGATACATCCAGATATGCAGCAGCGCTTCCTCGTCTAGTTTGTCCTTGGTGGTAAGCAAGCATGGCTGAGTCAGTGCAGTGCAGGAACGGTATGATTCCGGGAGTTCTAGCACCGTGTTTAGTTTCTTGCCCGATACTGCGCACAGAACTCCAATGAGTACCGATTCCCCCTCCAAGAATTGAAAGGTGTCTGATTTCTGATTCATGCTGAATCAACCCTGTGATTGAGTCTGGTACGTAACTAAGGAAGCAGCTGATAGGCATGCTCCTAGTGCCTGCATTACTCAGGATCGGACTGGAGTACATGAACCATTTCTGGTCAGTGTAGGAGATCAGACGATCCCGTAGCTCTGTGTCTCCCCCGCAGAACGTGCTAGCTGCACGGATCATTACGTCCCTAGGGTTCTTCTCCTCAGGGAGCATGTAGTGTTCTCTGAGAAGCTTCTCTGCATGGTCGGACAGGTTCATGGTGACTCCTGAAGTAGGTGGTTCCCTCTGACCACTGGGGTACCCCACAGTTCGGATCTAGGATGCCAGTAAAACATGCCTCTGTAAGGCTCTAGGAAGCCCTAGAAGGGGCCTCTTAGAGAGGCCCGGTAGGAGGGTAGCGGGTCTGTCTGGAAGGCCCTTAGAATCGGGATTCCTGTGGTGCGCTGCCGGGGAATCGAACCCCGATCCTCTGCTTGGAAGGCAGTAGCACTAGCCGTTGTGCTAGCAGCGCAAAGTGGTGCCTGTGGTAGGAGTTGAACCCACGACCTTCTGCTTACAAGGCAGTTGCTCTACCAACTGAGCTACACAGGCGGAACAGTTAGATCTCGAAGCTCCCGTCTTTGTTCTGGACCATTGCAGGATCAGGGGTATCAAGAGACTTGTCAAGCCTGCACTTGGCTTCCTCCTTGCTGAACCTGCCAGAGGAGTACCGAGTAAGAAGCTTCACCTTGTTCTTGGCTTTCATGGAGTCTGAGTCTGTGCTCATGGCAGCACATGCCAGCTCAAGGTAGAAGATCAGATCCCCCAGCTCCTCACGGATGTTCTCACGGTGCTCGTCCATTGACTGACCGTAGAACAGGATCTTCTTGGCTACGTCCAGAAGCTCCCCTGCCTCTGTGCTGAGTCCTACACATGCATGCAGGAAGTCAACCTCAGTGGCAGCCATGTTCTTGAAGTTACCACGTACCTCGAACACAGGTACAGTGAGTGCGTCTACTAGTTCTCTGTAGCTCTCCACTAGAAGTCTCCTTCAATGTACGGTTCTTTGTTCACCTTGCATGCACGCTTCCAAGCTTCTTCCTTGGTAGTGTACTCAGTGTACTTCACCGTGTTCTGCTTGTCGTCTACTTCTTCCACTACCCAGACTCCGATCTTTTTCCCTTTCTCTGTGAGTCCTACTGCTCTGGTAACAAACGCTTCGATCATGACACGCTCCCACACACGGTACAACGGAAACCTTTACCACAGCTGTTCTTGACTCTCATCTTGTTACCGTATTTACGATCTTGGTACTCGTGAGAGCAGGAACATTTCAGGACTGTGGTTTGATTCTTTACCTTAGCTGTCTCTGTCTTAGCCATTACAGCCACTCCTTAAGTAGGTAATCAATGCTGACCTCCATCAAGCTATAGTCGCCGGCCTGAACCTCGTGGCAGAAGAGAATGCCACGCCAGTAATTACTTCCTTGCGGTCCAGCGTAATGCTCGTCATGTTGGTAGAAACTGCCTGCGACAATGCCTCGCTGTGCTTTACCAGTAGGAGTGTATCGCATACCAACACTAAGACCCTGCTGGTGTCCTTGGGTAAAACTCTGACCGATGGATCTAAGTCTGTTAGGAACCTGTCCTCCCAGAGGCATACGTTTCGCCGAGTCGGGATTCTGGAAGTAATGGGAGTATAGAATGCCATCGATGTCTACAATCTCCAAGAAGTCATGGACCTCATCGAAGTGTCTACGGAGCCTGAGGTCGTCTAGGGAAATTGTACCTTCCAACCTTGGGTCTTGATAGACTGCTCGCTGAATGCGATGCTCATGGTTTCCTGTGATAAACACCGTCCGTGGAGTGTATAAAGCATGCTTGGATTTCTTACGAGCGTTATTGTATCTGATCCACGGGTCAAACAGCAAGTCCATACCAGCAATCCCAGCATCGATATCTGATATGTAGGACTTACCTTCAAAGTACTTGCTCCCTCTCTGCTCGTACTGAGACATGCTAGGCATGTCGAACCAGTCACCTAGTACCACGATCACGTCAGGCTTCTTGTCGAGGATATAGTTACTCGCTGCAGTGATATGCTCAGTGGGAACACCGGGTTTGATCTGAGTATCAGGAATCACACAGTGAGTGATCGGCTTTGTCTTAGAGTTCATGCTGTCACCTCAGGGACGGGAACTCAGTATACAGGATTTCACGGCATTGTTCAGCGATCTCACGATGTTCTTTCTGAGTCTCAGGTTTACACCTCAGGTCAGTGTAGTGCATCCATGACCTGACAGTCCCTGCCATGTACAGCTTGGTACTAGTCAGACCTTCAGGTAGCAGTGCTCTGGCTTGTTCCTTGGCAACGCCAGCATGCAGTGCGTCCTTGTATACACTCATGGCGTGTTTCCATACCGCTTTTTGTTCCCAGTGGAACCAGTTACTGAGCACAGCATCATCAGTCTCAGTGCTGTTCTGTCTGTTCTTATGGTCCTGCATCCTAGCTTCCCTAGGAGAGATCTCATCAGGAACCTCTGCATATCTCTGACTGAACTCCTGAAAGCTGAAGCTCCTGTGTCTCAGGATCTGTCTGGAGATATCACGAGTAGTATGTATCTCCATAGTCGCTGAGCACATCTCAAATGGAGACCACTCCTCATGACGCTTCAGGTACTTCAGGAGTCTAGGTGCTGTCTCGTGCTCCTCCTGCTTCGCAGAGGATACTCTAGCGAAGTACCCAAGCAGGGCTTCACTGTCAGGAATCTCAGGGAGAACAGGTTTACTTACACAGATCAGTCGTACATTAGTCATGACTTTCCTCCAGTGCTTCGTCCTAGTTTCTGATCCGCCGTCATGAACTCGCGTCGGTCCTCCAGTTCGATCAATGCATCGAGGTGCTGCTCTGCCCTCTCCGCGTAGTCTGCCCTCGCCATGTCGAGTGCATTCTTCAGCCTCTCGATCTCGGCTTCCGCGTACTCAAGGTTTGATTGCGCCAGTCGCAGTTCGTCGCTCATCCCTCACCCCCTGGCCCCGGCTCGCCCGTGATCAAAGCGAGCGTTGCGTCGTCTGCAATGAACCCGCCGCCGAAGCGAAAGATCATCTTTCCGCGCGAGTTCGGCGACCATTCGCCGCTGCCTTCGATCAGTTCCCGCAGCGCCCGCACCTCGGCGTCGCGATCGGAGAGTTGGGAGCGGAGGCTTTCGTTGTCTTCCTCCGCAAGATCGCGCCACTTCCCCAGCATGGTCACGTTTCGCGTCAGCCGCTCCACCTCGGCGCGGAGGGTGGTGATCTGCTTCTCCGACTCCTCGATGTAGGAAAGCGGCGGGGATTCGTTTTCTTTACATTCGCATTTCATCGCCCCTCCTTTCGCACGCACGCGGAGAGCAGGGCGTCGAGGCCGCAGGTGCAGCCACGCTTGCCGTCGGTCCATGCCTTGGTCGTTGCCCCAAGGCTTGCGCATCCATACGTCCAGCTATCGGTGTGCTCCGCGTACTCCACCAGCGCCTCCATGCGCGCGCGGTAGGCGTCGGCAAGGTCATGGTTGTAGTTGACAAGCAGTTGGCCGCGCTTCCTCTCCGGCCACGCCGGCAGTTTGTCTGTACTCACGACGCTACCTCGTAGTGCATAGGCAGAGGTTGGTACCCGAGGAACTCCTCAGCTTGGATAATATAACTCCGGTAGTCTGGGTTCTTGGAAAAATTCCCACAGGAATTCAGGATAACACCAAGGTCGTCTGACTCCTGAAGTATATCCTCAAGGTCACCGATAGCGTTATACAGAACCACACGGTACTTAGGCATCATGACACTCTCCTTAGATGGCGCACCCGGCAGGACTCGAACCTGCAACCTGCGAATTAGAAGTTCGCTGCTATATCCGATTAAGCTACGGGTGCTAGAACTTTAGTTCTGGTTACTGGAAGATTTCTTGGTTCTCTTCTTCAAAGATAGCTTGCTTGATCTCGTAAGAGAACTTCTCGAAGTCGTCAGCAAGCACAGCCTCGATGAACTCAGGAAGCAGCCACCAAGTATCGATGCTGCCGGGAGAATCCTGCCAAGGAAGACTCGACATCATCTGACGGAAGTCTCCGTACATCTGGAGCTTACGTTTCTCGTTCATCTGTTGGTGAGGATACCGCTCACAGGATTCCAGTTCTTTCTGGATCTTGTACAGATCAAACAGAGGTTTATCCTTCAGACCAAGACGTACCAGCCGCTTCATCACACAGCCTTGCGAGAACGTGAGGTGCTCCGTGATGAACCACGTCCAGTTTTTCTTGTAGTGCGCTGGGGTTGCGCCTTGCTTCGCTTTCTCGATCTCTTCTTGGGTGTACTTCCGTGTAAGGGATGGAGTTCCCTTTGACTTACCTCGTGAAACTCCCAGTACTTTACCAGTGCGCTTAGCCACTGCAGCGGTGTTAGTTTTCGCTTTGCTCGATGCACCCATTTCAGTATTCTCCCTTCACATTGATTACAGTTTCTACAGAGTACCGATCTTACCAGCCCAGTCTTGTGGTCGTGATCAAGGCTAGGTAGGTTATCACTGAGGACACAACCACACAAGTTGCAAATGTCATTCTGTTCCTTTTGGTATTTCTCTCTGAGGTTCTTGATGATCTGCTGTTTAGGCAGACGTTTCTCAGGTTTCACTGGGGAGGTGTCCACAGGACAGGCCCTCCATTGAACTCACGGATCAGGTACACAAGGTTCATCTGCTCTACCAGTCGGTACTTCCATTCTGATCCGTATGTATCCTCGTATGCGTCACGCACCCTCTGGTACATCTCTAGCTCGTTACTGGCTCCTGAAAGGATTTTCCTTGCGGAGACTTCGCCACAACCACGTCTTGCGTGACTAGTAAGGGAGTGTTTTTGTATAGTAGATTCTCCACAATAGCCAAGTCCGGGGATAGCATCTGTTTTATCCCCCATGAGGGACTGACGATACAGACTCTCAGCACCATCTGTTGGGCTAACCAGAACAGTCGTTCCCGATCTCCAGTTATACACCAGCCCCGGAACTTGGAGGAGGTCTTTGTCAATTGCAGCAATACACCCAGTGTGTTGCACTCTTGTTTGCTCAATAGCAACTGCATCGTCAGCCTCCAGTCCGGGCCACACCTGAGCACCCCATACGTGCTTCATGTAATCCCTTGCTGCTTCCAGCAAGGGTGGTTTCTCCTTCGGTCTGTTGTTCTTGTAGTCAGAGTAGAAAGCCTTACGGAACGTGTTCACTGTATCGTCGGAGAGGTACAGCTTGTACTCCGACGCCTGTGTGGCTTCGATGATATGGTCTAGGGACCGCTTGACCCTACCCAAGGTCACCTGAACAGCCATCACAGGGTCGTCCGTTCCATCGACGGATTTGTACCCACTGACAGCAGCTGCGTACGCAATAGTATCCCCGTCGATGAACGTCTTCAAGCTAGCTTACTCCGCAGTGGAACCCAACAGCTGTTCCAGTTTCTCGTTCAGTGCGTCGTCATCCATGTCCTGCATGGAGTACAGCTCATACACACGAGCAACCAGCAAGGTGTCCTGAGCAAGGTCTACTGCATTAGTGTAGTTCTTGGCTTCCACGCCACTGCTACTACGGACACTATCCAAGAACGTGTTCATCGTCACTACCGCGTGACTGAGAGAATTCTGACGTACGATAGAACGTTCACGTTTGCCAGCAGGCTGAGCACTGGAAACAGCTCCGCTGTTAGGAGCAGAAGCACTTGCACCTCCTTGGCTGAGTACTTGGATGGACCCCAAGTTAGTGTACTGTCCGTTCTGAACTGTATTGTACTCGATAGTGTCTCCGACGTTACAACCGGGAGCCTTGAAACCTGCTGAGATATACTGTCCATTCAGTTTCACACTGTATCGGAACCCCTTGCCAGAGGGGAGGGGAGCGGACTTGATGTCTTCAACTACTGCTTGCATTACTTCACCTCTTTGAAAGTAAGATCCTTACCAACCTTGAGTTCGTAAGGAAGAATCACTGGACAATCAAACAAACACTCTGTCACCTTGGCTTGGAGTGTAGCATACACTGAACGAATCTCGTTGATTCCCTCCTGTAGTTTATGATCAGGAACACTGTACAGGATACTGTCGTGGACCTGACGGTGCTTGAGTATACCAGAACTCATGGGCTGTATCCACACCAGCTTGTTCACGTCGTAGCTGATCCCTTGGATCGGGTAGTTCATGATCTGGTTCACGTTCCACTTGTCGTACTTCGTCCTCTCCACGTTCCACCAGCGTGGGTACGCTTTGACCACTCCGTTCCTGAGAACATCTACGAACAGCTTGCCATGCTCCCTAGCCACAGTGTCTCTGTTTTTCTTATGGAACTGCATCACCTCCGGGTACAGCTTCTCGAAGTTATTCGCGTAAGCCTGAACAGTACGTTCAGGGATACCATTACGCTTGGCGATACTAATGATCTTGGCTCCGTACTGGAACTCGAAGCTGATCGTCTTGCCATGCTTGCGTGCGTCTACAAATCCCGGATCTCCTAGTTTGTAGTGGAATACGAAGTAATCGTACTCAACACCTGCAGCAAGCGCACCACTCTGACAGTGAGGATCGAACTCAGGGTCGTTAAGCTGCTTGATGTACTTAGGGCAGTTACTCACTGCAGCTAGGACACGCACCTCGATCTGGGAAAGGTCTACCTCCACCCATGTCCTGTCCTCAGGTGGAATCATCAAGTCTTTGGTTGTGAAGTCCACGAGTCCTCCTAAGGCTGATTCTGGATGTTAGGTTTAACTGCGCTGGCTCTGCCTGTGCCTGTGGATACCTGCTGGAATCCGGGATGCAGTACTCCAGCGATCTGGTACTTCTCAAGGTTAGCACAGTATGTACCTAGTGCTTTAGTAACTGAGCGATACTCAAGGATCATCTTCAAGAGAGTAACACGATTACTGTGTGGATCTCCGAACTTCAGGTACTTCTGAATGTTCTCCTCATCAGTAGACATACTTCCATCGAGAGGCGTGACCTTCGTCCCTTGCAGAATCATCGCTCCCTGAGAGGTACTCCACTTCACCTGTCCTTTCTTGAGTCCAGACTTGTAGAATCCAGTAGGAGAAACCACGTCGAACGTGGCGGTATCTGCGTAGATCAACTGCTGAGCAAACTTGGTGCTGTTGATGATATCTGGATCTTTCACAGCAGTGCTGCTAGAGATAGTCTTCTCGATCTCATGGATGAACCTGTTTCTCAGGAGATCAGCCGTAGAAAGCAGGTTCACTTTCTTCAGGGCAAGCTTCTCCATGTGCAGAGGGATACCGTTACACGTAGCAAGGATATTCTCCTTGCATGCAAGCATCTCACTCATGATCAGGAACGTTACATCCTCAGAAGCGAACTCAAGCTGTCTCCACTGAGCTTGGAATACCTTCTCCGTAAGGATCAGGTCCATCTCAAGGTAAGGATCAAGGATCACACGAGGGATCTTATCCGTGTCTCCGTACTGCTCGATCAGGTCTCCGATATCCGCAGTCTTCTTCAGCTCCTCACCGGGGCACCAGTACTCCGCTGCCTCCTCAAGGCTAGGGTATTTCTTCTGCCCAAGCCAGAGGTAATGGAAGATCTGAGTATCCCAAGGGACAGACTTGAAATCGTTCGGGTGAAGATTGCCGTTGGCTAGCAAGAACCCAAGGTCGAACGCAAGGTTATGCCCTACGATGTAATCAGCATTGAGATGGATGCTAGTTCCTCCCGGCATGATCTCACAGTTGTTCTTCTCTCTCTTGCCTCCGATCAAAACGATATCGTTAAGCCCGTAAGGATGCAGACCTCTAGCTAGATCTTTCTTGCTGGTAGTCTCAATGTCTAGTATTGCATATGTCATGTGAACCTCGCTTTCATCCTGTCCAGATGCACAGGCTCTCTACCGTGACGCTTGCTCTCGTCACGCACACCTCGTGACTTGTTCTTGACGATGTTCAGGTACCGAATGTGCTCGTTCATTGGATCGTTGTCCTTGCCGATCATGATCTGCACGTCCAGAGCACCCTGAACCTCAGTCTGGCAGCCCTCTAGCTGATTCCCAGAGATGTAAGGCACTCCCTCAGCGTCTCCTCTTGCTTGATGGACTGTGAAAAATACAGCATTGGCAGCGGCTGCCATCCTTCGGGAGTGTTCATATAGATATTTGAGACGCTCAACGTCCGTACCATATCTCCCGCGAGCTTGAACGTTTCGGAGCTGATCAACGACGATGATACTAGGACTCCAACGCTCCGCAAGGCTAGAAATATCCTCAATTGTGAGAGATGGGTTATGGTAAAACTTGAATCGTTCATCGAATTCACACCCTAGCTTGCTCTTGATCTCACTAAGGGAGAGGATGATATCCTGCTGGATCTCAGCTCGTGTCTTGCCAAGCAGTGCTTGGATATACCTAGACTTCGCAGCCTTCACAGGCTCCTCGTTCAGGATCACAAGCACAGGACTGGTAGTCTGCTGGGCCATGTGGGTAGTAACGTGTGCAAGCATGGTTGTCTTGCCTGCCTCTGGCCTAGCTCCGAACAGTACCATGCTCCCCGGCTCAAGCGGGCCTACAGCGTCGTCAAGGAACTTCACAGGCCAGTCGAACCCTTGAACGCTCTGGGAGCTGAACAGGTCGTTTACGCTGGTCTGGTCATGTTCTAGGACCACTCCAGTTTTGCTGAAAAATTCCGCTAGTAATTTCTGAACATCCTTAGGGTCTACATTGCCAGACTCTACAATATCCAGAGACATCTCAGCGATCTTGCTGAAGTAATACCTCTCTTGAAGAGCTTCAAGGATTACAGTACTAGGAGTAATGTCTTGAACTAGATCAAGTACTCCTTGATTCTGTGTTTGAAGCTTAACTAGAGTATACAGATCTTGAGTACTGATATCTTTCTTAGTACTAGAGTAGTACTTATCAAGTACGGTAAGCACAACGTATGCGTGTGAGGATACCATCTCCGGCCGGAGAAGCTTCCTGTACTGTGAGTACCAACTGTGCGACCTGCAAGCTGCGATGATCTCTGATTCCATATTGCATCCTCGTAAGTTCTTGTGCTTCTGGAGATAACTTGGAAATTATGTAGTTTCTTTCCCAGTAATCACTGTAAGGTTGTCCAGTCATCCCAGACCATCGCTTGATGGTTAAACAGATTATAGTCTCTTCTTCGCTAGCTAGCATTAAAGTGCTCCATAACGTCCTGAAGGACAGCTGGGATATCTGGTACGTTCTTTGGGTCAGTACCAGTATGGATCACTGTGCAGGGAAGGTAAGCTTGGATCTTGATACAAGCCTGCATCTGCTGTCGTTTAACGATGCTTGAGTCGTCATCATACCACACAGCGCAGTACTTGTACTTAGCGATCAGAGGTAGCAGGGAGTCTTTCACAGTAGTACCTAGCGTAGCTAGGGCTGCTGTGTGCTGTGATACCATCCTAGCACTGATCACGTCCTCGGTGATTACCAGAAGATCACCTCTCCCACGGAGGTAAAAATCGTCTGACCCTCCGTAGGATTTCCACTTAGGTCCGTCACCACTCAGTGTACGTTCTTGGTAGCCTCTTGCGGTTTTCCACCGGAGACCAGTCCTGCCTTCACAAGAGAATTCCACAGCTTCATGCTCGAAGAGTTCTTCATCTCCGAAATAACCTCTGAGGTACTCCCGTGCGAGTGGAGACATTGCATGATAAGAAACAGCTCCAGAGAGATACTGTTCAAGGCTTCGTGAAGGTGTCTTGCTTGCTGCTCCGCCTTGTTTAGCTTCCACTGAGTGAAAGCCCACAAGAGGGTGAAAACCACTGTTACCACATTTAAAGCAATGCCAAACATGTCCATTTCGCTTCCTCGTCACACTTAGTGACTTGCTGGATTCACGGTTATTGCACCCGGAATGATGATAGTAGTGCGTACCCTGTACGTTCAAGTCTATCTTTGGATCAGTCCGGGGTAACATCAGGAGTACAACTCTTGTACGATATTCATCATGGCTGCAGGGAGTTCCTCCGTTGAGTTCACGTTAACTGC